TGAATTATTATTGAATTAAATTTGATTTGTGATAATATATTTATAACAGATTAATTCAAATACAATTCAAGGAGAGATTAACTATGACTCAAAAAGTATTAAATGTTCCTTATGCTATTGATTTAGGTAATGGTTTTACTAAGAGAAGGGGATTAAACGAGGTTATTACTGAGCCTTCTGTAATTGCTGAAGTGCCGGATTACTTTACCGTGGGGGAATCATTCGATGTATTTAGCATAAATAATAGTCTTCCATACTATATTGGGGATGATGTAGTTAAATCTAAAATAACTGCTGTTCCTGCATTAGGTGAAGATGACATCGACCGTTACGAATCCGATGAATTTAAACAACTCCTTTTTGGTTTCATTGCTAGAGACTTTAAAAAATCTGTTACAATACCTCAACTAATTACTGGATTGCCAGTTAATCATTTTAAAGCTAAAGCTGACCGTCTAAAGGAAATTATCAAAGGGAAGAAAGTAATTTCTGTTAACGGAGAGGAAATTGTTATTGAAATCTTGGATGTACAGGTATTACCTCAACCAATAGGTACTTACATGCACTTGGTTAATTTGGAGAAAATCAATGCTGACAATGAACTAACCCTAATTGTTGATGGAGGGCATGGAACCGTCGATATTACGGAGATGAGGGGCCAATCAATTATTGGACGTGCCGGTGCACCTATAGGTGTTCGTAATGCATACCTCTCTATTTTCAACTTTTTAATTGATAAGTATGGAGAATCACGCCAATTAAGCATTGCTGCTATGCCATCAATAATGAAAGATGGTTTAAAGTACGATAAACAAGTTATTAATGTACCTGCTTTAAAAGAAGTAAAAGACATTCTTGTAAAGCACTTCGATGATGTATTTAGATTTATTAGGGAAAATCAATTTGATTTAAAGTCCTATGAAAATGTGGTGTTTACCGGAGGAATGGCACTTCTACACAAGGAATTGATCGAAGAAAAAGAAAGAAATAACTTTGTGGTCCTAGACAATTCTCAAGAAGCCAACGTTTTAGGTTATTACGAGTTTGGAAAGGCTGTGCTTGAAAGTGAAAAAAATTCAACTGTACGTGGATGAAAAAAAGGACGATGTTGTATTTGATTTAGTGGACCGCCTTGAAGTAGAAGCAAATAATACTAGAGGGTACGTTCAAGACAAAGTCAAAGAACGCTTAAAAGCCTTTGAAATGCTTTGTAAAAAGATTGGGACAAATGATCCAATGGAGGTTGTTATGAAATATGTTGAAGCTGTTTCGGCAGCTTCTAATCCTCCTATAATTAATGATCGTGAAGAAGCTGCAGCCATAGAAGAACCTCCAACTAAGAAATTAAATGATTTTGTTTCTGCTGCAAAAAATAATTTCAATTTTAAATAGATCACTCTTTAGGAGGGCTTTTATGTACTATTTAGATGGGGTACACGAAAAAAATTATAATCATCTTCTTAATACGGTTTTTCCTCATGCTAAAAATGACGCTGAATATAATCCAATGGTCTATATCCTATCTTTACCTGAAATATATAGACGCTGTATTAATGATCCTATGCTGCATGAATTTCCATTTCTCTGGACAGCAGAATATAAGGATACTTCATATACTGACAAGGATGAAGAGGGCGAATACAGGGTTTCAGACTTTGAAATTAAAGTAGATGATTCAGGAAAAGAAGTGGATAGCGAAAATTATGCTACTCTTTCCTCCGGATATAAAAAAATGGTGGATCTCGCTGCAAACTTATTCAATAGTTCGAACGATGAGTTTAACCTAACAGATGCTTTTGGAACCTGGGATAATAATATGATTAAGGTATATTTCCAAGCCGTTTTATTGCGACTAGAAGGAAGAAGAGGAATCGATGGCCTTAGTGTCACTATTGAATAAATTTTTATAGCAGTACACCAAGGAAATATATATAATAAAAGTAGCCTGTTGCAGCAGGCTACTAAATCAATTGAATTGAAAATTTCAGCTCCGAAAAAGTCCGTTTTTTCTTTTAGATGAAATGGACTTTTTTCTTTGTTTCTGAAGATTCTCCGAAACAGTCCATCTAATGCATAATAATCTTTCCTCTTTTGGTATTTGAAGCCATTCAGCGGGGTGAATTTTCATCTTTTCAATCTCCTTATACTATAAATTTCTAAAATGTCAAAAGCTCTATTCATTCGCTCCTGGTCATATCCTCTAATCGTTCCTTCATCCCAATTAAAACCCATTAATCTCACTTGAATCATTTCGCCATCTTTCATTGTCAACTCCACGATTTCCCCCATACTTATAAGCAAGGCTTGAACTATCTTGTATATTCCTTGGGTGCGTAAAATTATTTCACAGTCCATAGGAAGGCCATTTGGCTTTTTCCTTTGATCTTTCCTGTTATTACTCATATTTTCACTCCTTTTTTATTTTTTTGGTCCGAATATAGTCTTCAACTTGTTTTTTAGTCCATATTGGCCCACTGTAAAGTGTTTGAATTGGTTCTGGAAACACTCCACGCTTCCGGTATGTAGATAATTTCCTCTTATCCCATCCAAGCATGTCTGCAGCTTCTTTTAATCCCACTAGTGGCGGGATATTATTTTCACTATCACTATTCACAATTTCCCTCCTTTCAATTTGTTGACTTTATCATACATTAATTTGTATGATAAAGTCAACAAATTGATAAAAAAATATCCTTAGTTTTTTACTAAGGAGTTGCTACTTGCTTTTTATCTCAACCTTTATAAGCTTAGCCCCTGATTTCTTGGCCACTGATTCAGTCAATTTACTAAATTTCCTTTTCGTTTCCTTCGATATCTTTTTCTTCCCCATTTTCTCCACCTCGACAATTTATGATCTTAGAAGAAGTATGGACAAAAATATGTATCTATATACTTATTAAAGTAATAACCCTCTACCCCACCTCATATATTTTGAATAGAGTGGAAAACAAGAAAACTGGTTCTGAGATATACAATAATTTTTTCATTTTGATGGGGGAGAGGGGATAATGTTCGATAACCTTAATCCAATTTTTAAAGAGACTCCAAAGAGCAACAACAAAAGCAAAAAGCAGCAAAGAAAAACAAGAAGCGACAAACGCCATCCAGTACGATTTCCTGTGGATGGTTTACTAAAGGGGGATTTCATAAGGTCCCTACGGCGCTTTAAACGGACATATCCGGATTTGAAGATAGAACAAACTAAATATAATACACTCTTACTCTTATACGCTCTTAATCACCCTAAAATTGTCCGCTGGGATCTACCTTATAAGGATTATGATACCTACATGACCACTAAGCTCTTATTGTCTCAATTTGAAGCCATAGGAGGCGATTATGGACTTTCATTGTCAAAGGGGTTATCAGATCGAAAAACGGTCTATATGATGACTGTATCTGCACTTAGATACATAGAAAAAGGGGGATATTATGATGAAGTCTTTCAGCAAATTCAATTTGATAAAGTCTAAGCTTAATGAAGGTAAAAAAAGCTTGTTAGATATGATCCTAGAGCCAAAATTCCAATACGTTAAAATTGAAATCCCACACTATGACTATTTGAGAGGAAATGTATTATTATCTGATTTGGAAATGGTTGAAGAGGACTGTCCGAATATAGACATTGGTCAGCTTATAAACCTTCTATACATTCAATTCCTACATCGGATCAGAAAAGGATCTGGAGTTGACGAACAAGGGAGAAAAAAAGTATTAGATCTAAATATATTAGGACAGCAAATTGCTTCTAAAATGGAACATTATCAAATACTTGATTCCCCTATTACCAGAAAGAAACAAAGAAAGCTTGCTCCCGCTTCCCCTACCTTGTTTACTCTACAGGAATTCGAAGTAGTGGAAAGTCGGACAATTCAAAGGGAACAAGTAGCAATAGTGACTGTTAGAATGAAAATATCGGAGCTTTATAGAGGGGAAATACTACTTAACGACATTTATAATATAAATAACGAGTATGAAATCCAATTGGAGCAGCTTATTGCTATGCTTTATATAGATTTTATTACAATCATTAAACAAGAAGGAAATACGGAAGCAATATTAAAAAATATTATTGATGCATTTGAATACTTTGGTGATTATGTCTAACAAAAGTAAAATAGCTCTGTCAGCTGACGGAGCTATTTTTTTCGACTATTCTTATTGCACCATGTTTTTTAGGTTCTAATTCAATTAAGCCCTTCTTTTCTAACCTTTTCAAATAGTCCGATACGGTACTCTTGGATCTTAATTGAGTTCGAGCTACAATTTCCCTCATAGAAGGCGGCCTTTTATACCTTTGTACAAATGTACATATCATCTCAAATACTTCCTGCTCCATTTTTTCAATTCTGTGTTGTAATGACTTATATTCCCCTTTAAAATACATATTTTATGCCCCTTTTCTTTTGTGGATACGCACAAATCCTACAGAGAGGATATTGTTGATCTTAAACGTTCTTTTACCCCTTCTAAGGTAGCAATAGGCTACTACATGACTTTCTTTGATCTCAATAACTTTTATAATGCGATGAGTAATATTTCCAGAGTCATCTTGATAAATCATTTCAAGATTTTTCGCTGTTTCAATCGCTTTTTTTAATACAATTTCCACCTTATTGCCCCCTTAAAAGGAATTTTTTTTATTATAACACGAACCTATGTTCTATTTAAAGCTATCAAACGAACAAATTTTCGTATAAAATATGGAATAGATAGAAAAAGGAGTGGGGTTAATGAACTATTTAATCGAATTATTATCACATTACTGCATGGCTGCTAACATATCTTTAGACACGATTGATAATAAAGTGGATGTTAATCAGTTATTCCTTGAGGCTTTTAAAAAGGGGCTTCTGAGCCGTGAACAATATAACAATATAAATGCATGCCTGAAATAAAATAAGCCCCTCTCGGATTGAGAGAGGCCTTAATTTGGGGCATTCTAGATGTAGGTTTATTTTTGCATGGACAATCATAAATATACCTTATTTCACCCGTAGTTTTTGCCCTGGTATGATTATATTTTTATCTTTTAGCTTATTCATGATAACGATCCTTTGAATGGTTGTGTGGTACTTAGTAGCAATTTTAGTCAGATTGTCCCCTTTTTCAACTGTATAGTATTTCGGATCTGAATCATTGGAATTTTTGACAGCTGCAGGAGTGGTAATAGCTTGTCCTTCTTTCAATTTCTTAGGATCTACATTAGGATTGAGTTTTTGTAAGGTGCCATGTTCCCATCCGTTCTTTTCCTCCAGCCCCCATAACGTATCGCCATTCTTAATTTTATAGGTACTTGTCTTTTTGGGATCTGATGTTGCTGGAGGTTTTACAACCGCCGGCTTTTCACTTGCAGCATTGGCTTTTTCTCCCCATGCTCCAACCTCATTCTTTTTAATCTCATCTAAATCTACTGCTACACCCGCCAGCTTTGTATCATTTTTATACTGATAAATGTGGGCGAAATCATTTTCTTTACCCTTTGACCAGGCATATGTTTGAAAATAATAATCTACTACCTTTTTGCTGTGTAAATAATCTAATACACTATAGGATCCATAAGCACCGACTTTATAACACTTAGATCCCGCTACCACAGCTTTAAAATAAGCCAGTATTTCATCAAAATCATTTTTCTGTGCATCATAGTCAACCGTAAAATAAATAACGGATCCTTCAGGTTGTCCAAGTGCCTTTGCCAACTTTTCTGCAGCTGCAGCATCAACTTTCCCTTGTTCTACAGTAAAATAGCTTAACTTAATTGGATTTGTTTCATAAATACTAAATATCTTTAGCCCAGCATTTGTAATAGCTGTTACTTCCGTTTTAGTAAGTCCTTTTCCCGCTGCGCTCAAATATCGGCCAACATGTGTAATGCCTTCTTTTACTAATGCTTTAGCAGACGTTGCAGTTAATTTACTTGCACAATCAATTCCCTTTTGCGACATTTCAACCGCTCCTTATATAATAATAAAGAGCAATGACTAAACATTGCTCTTTGATCCTGAAATTACTTTTCTTTTTTATTTAGTTCAGAATCAATAGCGTCAGTAACCCTTTCTAACAATCTACTTCCTGAACGCTTTGCTTTTGCTTCAATTTCACTAGATACATATTGAATAGCTTTATTAGGAATCCATCTATCCCATCCAGCTCGAGTAAAATTAGCAGTCATTGAAATTACAGTGTGATAAAGAAGTCCTCCCCAGAATACAAAGAATAGAATATTTGGAGTTCCAATTACTTTATCCAAGCAATAACCAAAGAAAGGTATCGCTAACAATACCGCTGTTCTTACAATCCCTTGCAATCCATATTCAGACGCATACGAACCATCTTTTTTAGCTGCAGCACTTCCACCTGTCCAATCAAGTGCAATCGCCAGAATCAAGCAAAGCCAAGTATAGGCGGTTATTTTCCCCGATAACAACATACTAGCTGTTCCGCCTAAAGCTCCGCTAATTAAAGAAAATACTCCAGTTTTAGCACTTACAAATTTACTTAGGTCATAAAATATCTCTTGATAGAACTTCACTTAATAACCTCTCCTAATTCATTTTTAATCTATATAAAAAAGCACCATTTTTAATGGTGCTTGTGGATCATGTTCCGTATTTAACCATAAAAAATACACCTACTTTTAAGTGGTGTTGGCTTCACATAATCTTCCGTATCCGACATACTGTTTTATTATTTTTGATTTATAGCGTATTCAACTTGAGAGCGAATACTTGGATCCTTGATACTGTCCAATGTGATAATTTCTAACTCTACTAATCTTGCTAAATCGTTAATCATGCAATAACCCCCATTTCTTTATAATAAATGTAATTAATTTTATCTTCTAATGTTGTTTGTGGTTGTGTTGGTGTAGGTTCAGGTGTAATAAATGTTCCGTCTTCTTGTTGGACTTGTCCAATATCCCCAATTTCAGAAATTATGTCATTTGACTCTAAAACGTAGTCTTCATCAACATTTTTAACGCTTATAATTTTTTTATTTGAATCTAAAGTGATAACTCTCATATATATTCCTCCTATAAAAACTCAAGAACAAACCATGAAAAGTAATAAATAACTGTATCTGAATTAGCTCTTTGAAAACGTAAATTAGAAGCTGTTGATAAATAAGCCATAAAATATTGTCTATTAAAATACCCATTTGTTGCAGAACTATTATCATAACTAAAAAATACAGTTGATCTATTAATATTAACCGGGGATATCGCTATATCTGTTACAGTACTATTTGGTGTTGCTGAAACAGTACCTGATTGTATTCGAACGTTGCTTTCAAATTCAACAACTGTCCAAGAAATGTTTAGCGTGTTTCCATTTTGTGTAGTACGACTGAACGATAGTACGTTAGAAGAATTAAATGCTACTCTTACAGCACTATATCCAAGTATCCCGGATGTATCTGATGTTGTAACGCCATTTATAATGATGATTGACTTAGTTAAATCTACACTTTTAATAGATAACGTTGAACCAGTTAAACTACTTGCTAAAGAAAATACGCCATTTTGAATACTTTTAATAGCTGCCCCTGGTATTAAAGAACCATCAACACCAAATATTCTTTTACCACTAATGATATTTTCAGATACTAAATTTGGGTCACCTAGTCCGACTTGTTCGCCGTTATCGTTTGTAAAAGTAAATCCAGCTAATGCTTGATTAGGTTGTAAGTTTCCACTCCCCCCTTCACCCTGTAAGATAAAAGACGTTCCGTTATAAACAACTGTATAAATTAAGCCAGCCTTTAATGTGCCTGAAACTGCTGCATTGCCATTCTGCTTTAAAATTGGTTTTGCTCCAATTCCGTTTATATTTAAAGTAACCGCATCAGTATTCGCTACCTTATTCTTAAAACGCAATGAGAAACCAGTAGGTAAATATGTTGGAGCAGGACTTAAAGTTACCACTTTAGCATTAGCAGTTCCGGTATCATCACCATAGTGGTTATGTGCGACATCATCCGCCTTATGTTTATCAAAGTTCAGTTCATTAGTAGCGAAACGCTCCAATATTGTTTTTGCAAAATTAGGATCATCTCCTAATGCATCCGCTAGTTCCTTTAAAGTGTCCAGAGCCTCTGGTGCTCCATTCAGAAGATTAGCCACAGCTTGATTAATTAACGCTTGAACATCGTCGGAAGTCATTCTTTTTGATACTTCCTTATCGATAATGTCCATATTTCCATTAATTACTTCGATATCCGCACTTTCATTCAAATCCGGTTTTTGCAAATTAAGATTTTTTGTTTGAGTGGCCACTAATTCCACCTCCTGGTTTTAACATCATCCCAAGCGTAATTTCTTAAATTACCCCATGAAGTTTTTTTAACCTCTGACCAAAAAGTATATGTAAAGGCAAATTCCATAACTAAATGAGCTTGTTTAATTTCTTGGAGAGTCTTTCTTAAATCCTCTAAATTAGGGGGGATTCCCCGAACCCCCGTAAATTTAACAACAAATCGATATTCTGCAGGAAACTCAATGACATCAACCTCTCCATTGCTGTAAGCTTCTGCAACGGATTTTATTAGCGCCGGTGTTGTCGTTCCGGTACCTCTATACCTACCTAAAACCCTAGATCTTCTATTTTCATCCGGTTGTCCTTTCGCTGTGCTATATCCTACAAATAATTCCCATCGATCTAATAGACTGGAGGCCGTTTGAGCGAAAACCTCTTGAAAGGCTTGTTCAATCATTACCTCATTCGGCTCAAAAACTTTTGAAATTACTTTTAATTTATTAGATAAATTATTATCACTTTCAAGATCTCCAAAGTAGTCATTTACTTTAGGCCATAGAGAGCGTATATAGTCATAAATACTTGAAGTATCAGTCATCCTTTACTCTCCCCTCGTAAGATTAACATCGCCTAAAACACCCATTTGATTTTGATTAAGCACTATATTTTCGATTGGTAATATTAATGTCATGTCTTTTATCTCTTTAATATCCATGATGACATTATAAATTTGGGACACTCTAATAACTCCCCCAACTCCCACAGTCGCCACATACGATTGTAATGCAGCTCTAATCGTATCCTCTAATGGGGACACTGAATCCGTCCAATAGGTTAACTCTATATCAAAAATGAGGGTTTCCGGTCCTCTTACTAATACATCTGCACAGCTTGGCCTTAAAACTTCAATGTGATCCTTTACGGCTTGGATCAAATCACTAGACGGTTCTCCACCCGCTCCTAAAATAATGACATCTGTTGTTCCTGGTCCTCTTGCTAATTCGATACAGCTTGCCGACACTACACCAGGCACTTCTTTAGCCCAGCGAATGTAATCCCTTACACTCCCACCGTTCTCTGTATGCTGAATAGCATCTAGTAAGCGCGCTCTCAATTCGTCATCTGTCTCTGTATCTGTTCCCCCAGATAAGCCAAGATTGTTTACGACGATAGTTTCTACACCTATAATGGCTACTCCTATTTGTGTTAACTGAGTCTTGGCCACAAGGTTTCCATTAGCGCCAATCTCCGTACTTTGAACATTTACGACTACTTGCGATTCTCCCGTAAGCATAATAACATCATCGACTGTTTCCACGATTACATCTTTTTGTAGAGTCCCAAATGTTGTTCCTTGTGGTACCAAAATATCAAAAGGTGCTGGAGTTGATCTCGATAAAATAACACTCCCGCTCGAAATAGTTCCTATTTTTCTAGTAATCTTCCGTTCATAAGCCCTTTTTTCTAAATCAGTGCCGGTCAATTCATCATCGTCGATAAAAAATACATGTAGCAACCGCTCAAGCATATATTGATCTCCAGCAGCAAGTTTAGCAACCACTTCCCAAAAAGTACGATTAGCTGAACCAACTTCCCAATCTGTAACAGGAGTCCCGGAGTCTTCTAACATTTGACGAATATCATCAATAATTTCTTCTTCCGTTTTAAACAGAAACTCCGCCATCGGAAATCACTCCTTGTACCTCATCAGTTTCCTGATTTTCCATATCATAATAACTTACAGTAAAAAGGGCTTTTCGGTTTTCATTATCGATAATAACGTCAATCGAAATTACTTCAATTCTAACTTCCGCATCCAAACAATTTATAATATCCATTCTTGCATCTTCAATCCAATCATCATCCATCGGCTCCCCTAAACGGTCATATACACCATTACCATATGTTTCATCATAAAAAAGTACACCTAATGGAGTGGCTAGTCTCCTTTTTACCGATTGCTTGACATTATCCTTACCCGAAACTAAAGAATAATCTCCAGTATTAGATGTATGAATATCAGTATTAAGGAGAAAATCTGTACCGGCCCAATCTTCACTCATACAAAAATCCTCCTTACATTAATTTTTTCCTTGGAACCTTACTAGTTTCATATAAATCACTTCGATATTGTTCCGCAGTATCCGGTCGAACGTTAGTGATTTGAACCTCTGTTGTTGCCCCCAGCTTGGAGAAATCATGCGACACATGTTCAATATAATAAGAACCGCTAAATCTTCCACACCCTTCTACTTTTGCCATCTTCTCTGTTACGGCCTGTGGGATTAAATAAGATTTAGCTGTGCCAGTAATAACATATCTACTCCACTGCGTTAGTCTCTTATGTGCTATTGATTTCGCTTGTTCTGGAGTTTTCGCTTTAGGATCATAGACCACTCTTTCTTTTACTTGTCCAAACTTCTTAGTTAAGGACTTATTTTCCGAACTCCCTTGAATGAGCTTTTTCTTATACCAATGCTTTACAGTAACTTTTGATACTGCATCTAGAGAACTATCATCAAATTCAACGGAACAATTAACTTTCCCAGCTGTTCGATTAAAAGTATAAATGGATTTATTGTCAGCTTCTTTACGAGGTCCAAAATACAATTCCTTATCCTTTGTGACATAACAAACAAAGCCCTCGCGATCAGCAAGAGCTTGTAAAATGTCCCATTCTTTTTTATCTGTTACCATTTCCTTGTCTATATTGGTTTCTCCAACTTTACCAATAAATTTTAGTCCGTATTTTTTTGCAAAGTATTTAGCAACTTCACCCGACTTCTGATTTTTAAACCCTATCGTTGATTGTGTATCAATCATTCTCGCAGAGTAGTCTCTTCCCAAAAGTTGAACTGTATTAGGATTACCAAAACTTGGTTTTACACCGTCTATTTTTCCTGTAAAAATATGTGTTAACTCTTTTTTTGACCATTTGATCGGATCCTTAACATATCCTATATAAATTTTTACTTCCTGTTCTTTTCTAAACCAATCAGAAAGTAATTTACTATTATCAAATGTTACATCAAAGCTATCCGCTGCCATATATAATGTATTCTCTACATGCAAATTTATAAGATCATCCCATTTTACATTAACGCCAGCCACTTCAACTATAGCCCTTGGGTTATCCATGATTTTCTCCCCTTATCAAGGAATCAATATCTTTGTCCCGCTTGGGATTTTCCTTTCATTCTTTATTTTGTTATACCTTGCTAACTCTTGCCAAGGAATACCTACCTTTTGCTGTATGTTCCAAAGTAAAAATCCGGGCTTTACAATAAAAGTTTGACCTGAGTATTTGGATGTGCCTGCATATTTACTAGAAGGATGGGAGCTTGCTTTTTTTGTTTTAGGTGCTATTTTTTTAGATGTACTCGATGAGCTCACTTTTGGTGGTGTATCAACTACTAGTTCTATCGTATATAAAATATAATCGAACCTGCGTATTGTCGGCTTAAAACTTCGTATTATAACTGTCTCTTTCATAGGTCCATATGAAAAGGTAATAGCTTTCCCTGCTTCTTTCAATCTTTTTATTTGGTCTTTATACTTCATTGCATTACTACCTAGAAACCTACCATTCCATGTAATTGTCTGTTCTCCTGGTCCCATATTCTGATATTTAGGTCTTGCACCAGGAATATCAATTTTTGCAATTTCTTGCGAATCTTCAATTGGTATTTCTTTCTCAGGAGCAAGAGGAAAAGTAAATGATCCTAATTTAACTTTATATGTTGTCATCTATCTCACCTCAAAGTCTACACATAACAACAGGCCGATGAAGATCCCCTGCTAAGAACACCACAAGAACTTCATCCCCTATTTTTAAATCCTTAATATCTTTACTGATTGGACATAGTTCTGTTTCTAGATTATAAATTGGTACAGCCACCACTGCTTCATCATCTGACAAACTCATTACTATTCCCGCTTGAGGGAAAGCACTCATCTTAATCACTCCCATATAGGTTTCACTCGACCCCTAGAAGCTATATATTTTTGATCTAAACCTAAAGCACGTTCAACTCCCACTTGAGCCTCGTCCACATTTGTAGCCTGGATAATAATTGTTCCAACAGACGTATGTGAAGCAACTTGTTGTTTCCTTGCCGCTCCTAATAATGGCGTTTTACGTCTTGCTGCAGCTTCCTTAGCAGTTAAAACTTGTTCCCCCTTATGCAGTTCGGCAATATAACCGTCAAAAGGTACATATGAGAGTCCATTTGCATGAGAACCATTTATAAATGGTAAATTGGTAGGGTATACGATATTTTTCTTAGGTGCTGGAGTTGGAGAAGGTGCTAGCTTAGTTGGATATACAACACTATTAGAAGCGGAATTTGCACCGTTTACTAATGATTTAATTTGTTCTATTTTGGATTTAAGAGAAGACATCTTACCATCCATTCCAGAAATAAGCCCAGCCATTAAAACAGTTCCCCATGCTTGACCATTCCCCGATATGGAGCCGATTGAATTTATTGCCTTTTTTGTATCATCGGTTGATTTTCCAAGAACACTAGCCAGCATGCTAATCTGCTGTTTAGTAAGATTAGCCGTTTGGACATTTGTTTGACCAAATTTACGCACCACTACAGACGTTTGATCGGTTTTTACTCCGACATTTTTCATATCGGTTTGAGACTTTTTAGCGTCTTCTCCTGTCCACCATCCCTTAATCTTTTTGGACATGGACGTAATTGAATCCACAACGGATTTTGTTATTCCTTTTTTATCTAAATAACTTCCCGCTTTTTCTCCTAACCAACTTCCCGCTGCCGCTCCTGCTGCTGTTCCTAATGGACCGAGAAGTGATCCAAGTAAACCTCCAGCAACACCGCCTACTGTACTTCCCGTAACAGACCCACCTTGTGAGCTAACTGCTTGCTTAAAGCCTTTTTCTTTTGTAGCCTGGTACATTTGATAGGATGCTGTACCCACACTTGCAATAGCACCAGCTACTCCAAGACCTTTTGCAAACTTTGCTAATTTCCCAAGTCTTCCTACTTCCTCTAATTCCCTAGTTCCGTTTCTTAAATTACGTGTTAATCTACTCCTGGATCCTGATCGTGTATCAGAGTTTTGTCTTCTTCTTGTTCTATTATTTCGTGAACGTCTTGGCGGAAGTACGTCTACATCTCCACCGGCTCGTCGGGATCCTCTATTCAATCGATATCTTCTTCCTCCAAGGCTTCCTCCTGAACCACCGCCCATGATATTTCCTCTAAGGTATACAGTTGTTGCTCTTATTACCATAGAACTGGATCTATTTAGTCTAGATGTGTTCCCTGTAGGATTATTTCTGTTTCTTCCAAACATTTTATTCCAGATGCCCTTTGCCCCATTTGCTACACCTTTATTAACTCCTAAAAGAGATTTCAAAGGATTAATTATTAAATGGCCAATCCCGCCCAAGGCAAGCTTTGCCGCTCCTACACCTATTGAAAATGCAGCTAACCCTGCTGCAGCTCTCCCTATCCAGCTAACAAGTGTCTGGTGTTTGTCTATCCATTGACCGAATTTGCCAATTAAAGGGTTAATTGTCGCAAGCAGTTTTGTAGCATCATCTAACAATGGTGTTCCTGCTTTAGCTCCTACATTAGACATTTGGGATTGAAAAGCAGTTAATTTTTGATGGAAAGTTTTTTGGTATTCCTTAATTCCTTCTTCAATTGGTTTAACTTTCTTTGAGTCTTTTTCCAACTGACCCATAGCTTCATGGTTTATAGCAACCGCTGCCGCTATGTCTCTTCCTTGCTCTCCAAAAATGGATTTTAAGCCCGATTCAAAAGTTTGTAGTCCATGCGGTTTATCTTTAAATTTGTCATATGCTTTGGCTAATTCTCCAAAAATAACAGTAGGTGCCTTCGTGGTACCGTCTTTATTGTGGAATACGTCTCCATCAATACTCTCGTACCTTTTTCTACCCATTTTTGTATAACTCCATTTTGCGTTTTTTAGAAATCCTAATTCATCCATTGCAAATAATTGTTGCGATATACCTGTTTTTCCATGACCCAACCACTCATAAGGATTTAAACGAGTGTAAAAATCTTTTAAATGCACACCACCTACAGAGCCCTCTAAACCAAATCGCGCTGCTAATCCTTGTGTCATCATTGCATCTTCGGTTTTAACTCCCTGTAACCGAGCAACTAAGTTGAAGTATTTTGAGGATTCGAATAGAGTTCCAATATCGGCACTCGTTACAGTAGCGACCTTATTAATACTTTCAGCGTATTGATTAAGTCTTTTTGTAATAAAGGAATCCTCTTTTTTCTGCGTGTCTAAATGGTATTTTTTCCTTTGATCTGCAGTAACCATCGTTAAACCTGACTGCTCCGCCATTTGAGCGAATTCTTTAGCAGTAGTAGGTCCATCTGCACCATTTCTTTGATTTTCTAATTCAGCTAGATATGTAGAAGTCTGCAGTACGTTTTTGATTTTCCTTTCATTCAGACCCGCTTGTTTTAGAGATAATTCAATATCAATTACTTGTTTTTTTCCGAAGATAGTCTTTTGTGAAAGTGCTTCTGCTTCCTTATCAAGACTTTTAACTCCTTGAGAACTCACTCCACCCAAATGAAGTGTCGTTAACTTTGTTTGAAGTTCTGAAGCCTTTTCAAGAGCTTTTTCAAACGGCAACACCAAAGCCGTTCCAAATGCTACATCTTTAAATCCACTATGAACTAATTTATCTACTTTCTTTTGTAAATCAGATACTTTTTTATACGCAGCATCGGCACTTTTTGCCCACTTGTCAAAGGGGTTTCTATTGGATCCTGATTGCATTGTGGTACGCATAGTCGATTGTAATCTTCTTAATTGTTGATCTACACGTTCTACTGCCGGAGATATCATATTAGAGGCTTTCAAGTATAAAGATACTGTAAATTCCCTAGACATTTGTAATTCCTCCTTTCTTATGTAATAAAAGAGAACTAGCCTTCACTAGTCCTCTCCTTCCTGTGCTTCTTCAATTTTTTCATTAAGCCATTCAAAAGAATGCCATACTGCATCCTTTAGCTTGTCCGACATACTTATCCAACTTTCGAGGCTGACACGTCCGTCGAGTTGGATCCATTGGTAGAGGTCAAGCTGTTCAGCAAAAAAGCTGCCTGTTCTTCGGCCTTTTTAACTTTTTCATCATTCATACCAAACATTTTATTGAAAACAACAACATAGAATTCAACATCATCATCCGTCCAATCGTTGAATCTACGTTTAGGATTTTCATCCGGCTCTTTCCCGTTATCAGTAACTAAACAAGTCGCTTTCACTAAATCCTCAATTTGCATCATCCCTATTGCATAAGGAAGAGTATCAATATCCGCAGCTATTGTTGCATTATTACGATCTGATCTCATTGGTTTTCGAAAAGTTATTTTTCTTCCGCTTGGCAATTCTAATGGTCCATATACTTGATTGTTTGACATGTTAATACCCTCCTAAAATTCTATATTAATATTAAGCAGCAATACCTTCACTACGGAAGTTCATGCTCTTATCTACAATTGACTTACCTGATTTAACAGATAAAGAGAGATCTGGAATGATTGATCTTACTAACTTTATCCTTCCATTTAGACCCTTATTGTTATTTGCTACTGTACAAGTGATTGTGAATCGAGGTTGCTCTGGTATCTTTGTACCTCTTTGCATGGATGCAGTTCCATAAACTTGTTTAATGATGTCCATGTTAAACCATCCGCGCTTCAGCTTTCCATCGATTTGAATCTCACCATCTAGTATTTGGGCAATACGTTCATTTGTTTCAAGATAGGTTTCAACATCATTTTTAATGTTAATTTCAACTTCTTGAAATTCACCTACTAATGTTGGCCCATTTGGTCCAACAATAGAAATGGATACATCATAACCTTGTACCGGTTGCGCCATTTTTTTTAACCTCCTCTTTTTTAGTTAAACTTTTTTTGTCCTTCTCAACCTTATTTGCATTTTTCTTATCAGCCGCTTTTTTCGTCTTTTTAACAATAGATATCACTTTAATCGGACACGCGGGAACGCATAAATTACACTCGATACAACTGTTTTCTACTTTTACCTTTCCAGAATTACCGAAATCTTGAACCAAAGAAGAAACAGGGCATGTTTCCACACATACCCCGCATCCTGTACAATTTTTATCAATTTTTATCACTATTAATCACCTACTATTCGTTACCTACTAATCTAGTAATTTTGTGATCAATATAATCTGCTGCATAAATCGGTCTTACAAAGATTTTAGTATTTAAGATTCTCTTTTTAATACTATCTGGAGTATTAATAGTGTCATCACAGATTGTTGGTTTATAATCGTATATTTCCTTATCTGTTTTTCTTCTTGCTAAAATAATATCAATTTGATCTGCAACAGCTTTCCATAAATCTGGAGTATTATCTTCAGAAACTGCCCATTGGGTACTTAGATAAATTTCCATTTCGATTTCATCAAATATTCTCCGAATACTTACCTGGCTCCAAGCATCCAGTGTACTTAATGTTAAACCGTTACGAACTCTAAATCCTCTCCCGGTCATAGCAGTAATTGGCATCACTCTTCCCAGGGTTAGAGCTTTTAATTCTGGACCGGATAGCTCTCTCTCTGTCGACAGAATACCTTTCACTTCTTTATTGGAGGGACTTTTGTTAGCTTTAATACTCGCAAGCACTCCCGCTAAATATCCATCCGGAGCAACATATGCTCCTTGCAGTTCTTGTGGCTCTAACCAAGGATACGGCATGATTGATCTCATATTATCAATCGTTGAAACTAATGCAACTGCATTTTTAGCCGACATCCCCTTGTCCGGATTTAAGATGGACATTCTCAATCCTTCTTCTAATCCAGCATTAGATGAATGAGTTAGTAAGGCAGCTCTCACAGCCTCGCTAGATTGCTGAGCTGCAATAATTAGAGAACTATTCGCAGTTTCTAATATTTTTAACCCTGTTCTCGAACCATCTTCCTTTATGGTTCCAACATAGTTATCATCCTTTGTTCCCGAACCGTCAGAACCACCTTCTAATGGTGTAGCAGAGATAGTAGCCGGCAATGCCTTCGCATCTTCAACTTTTGAAAATGAACCGTCGTCATCTTTGATGGATTCTATATTTGACAAGTCTATATTGTCATATGTTCTGCTATCAGTACCCGATATTACAACAAGCTTCACAGTGTTATCAGAGCTCCCGCTTGTTACTGCAATTTTAATTCCTCCTGGTACTGTTCCATTAGCCCATTTACCAGGGGAGTTTGCAGTATATGTAACTGAATCAGTCCCGTTAGCATCTTTTAATGTTAACTTAGCCACTGCACTTCCATCACCGGCAACACGAACAATATCAAATTCTTGTGCTCCTTGATTTAAAGCCGCCTTTAATGATAACCAACCTTTTGAATTTGGATCATAGTCCCCTAAGATTGATTTAGCCTGATCTTCTGAGCTAATTTTTATTCTTGTCTCTAAAGGGCCTTTTGGAAATTCTCCAACAATACCAATACGGTTTAGACTTAAACCCTGTACATCATCTTGACCAACATCGGATTCATCAATATCCACTCTTGGAACAATGTGATCTAGCGCCATCCCGCTTCACCTCTCATTAATTAATGTTACGTTCTTCGTAGTATTCCA